CGTGATTTTGGAACAACTTTTGGATCATATGTGTGCAATATAAAATGATTGCTGTTGTCTTTATAAGTTAAAACATTTTTATCCATATTGAAACTGACCACATCTTTTTGAATAAAATCCAAAGTTTTGATGAATCTGGTCAAATCAACAAAAGCCAATTCCATAGCATCTGTAACATCCGTATCAATACTGGAACTTGCTTCAAGAAAAAGCGATCCGTCTGTGTAATTTGTTTTAGCCTGAATCTTATCTTTTTCTATTTTAAGAACACATTTTGGATTCAAACGAGCCAAAGGTTCCAAAAAATATTTTGAGAACTTGTTTTTATTCTCAATAGTAAATCTATTCATTCAGTATGTTCTTGATATTGGTTAATGCAATTATTATATTATCAATTTCCTTTCCAACTCTTTTGTCATGAATTGGAATACTGGATTGAACCATTGCATTTGCAACAAACTCAGGAGGAGCTGCCACTGTTGTTGCCTGTGGATGGGGTTGAACCATTGGCATTGCAGGTGGTTGAGGTGCCATTTGCGGAGGATTGATAGACATTGGAGAATCTGGAAGCAACTCTGTACCGGCATCTGCATTAACCCGAAAAACATTCTTCGGATCTGTTTTGACGGCTTTTAAACTGCTTCCTCCAACATTATGTTTATCAATTTCATTTAGCTGGGCAAGTGTGGTGCCCAGAAAATTATAAACAATATTGGCGATGTTCGGATCAGGAATTTGATTCATTTGGTTCCAGACCATCCAAGAGATTCTTGATCAAATCTTCTTCGTTGTCATCTTTCTTTTTGCTAACAGGATTGGACTTTACAACAGTTTTTTTCTCAACAAGATCGCTGTTGGTTTCTGCTGCATCCTTCTTCTGCTTGCTGAAAGATGTTGATGCTGCCACATTGCAGAAAAAATGCTCATCCAAAAGCTTCTGCAGTTCATCTGCATTCTTCTTGGCATATACATTTTCCAGATCATAAATTCCTTCATAAATCTGTTCCTGCTTTTTGTTGTCTAGACCTTCAATCTCTTTTGGAGATGTGAAGCGACTGCTTCCATAATAAGGATAATCTCCCTGCTTTTCCACTTTGATTTTCAGGTTACATCCTTTTTCACTCAGATCGAAAATGCGTTCGCCATATTCGTCAGAATCACTCATGGCATCATCAATAACCTTTTTTAGTTGTGTGCCATATCGCAGAATCATGATCTTTCCGTTATTGATCTTGTTGACAGGATCATCAACAACCAAAACATTTACAAGCCACTTTTCACTACGTTTGATTTCTGCACCCTTTACACGGTCAGCATCATTGCTGCTCTTGTAAAGCATTTTGTAGCGGGTTTGGCCAATTGGATCATATTCACCCTTTGGCAAAGAAAGGGCACTGACAAATTGACCTGTAGCAAAACTGTTCCAACCATGCTGAACATGATGGAAAAAAGTTTTGTTAATGTCATTTAGATTTGGAATCAGGCGAACAACATATGTGTTGCCGATTTCAAGTTTCATGATGTTCTTATAAAGACCACCATTCTCATTCTTTTTGGAAAGAGATTCCTTCAGGGTTTCAAACATTGATGATGTGAATTTACTCATTGAGTTATCTTAACATACGAAATTATAAGTCAACTAAGAATCTTTTTATTTAAAATACTTTTTACAAAAAGACGGGCATTTTTACTGGTCAGGAACTTTTTATTATACAACTCATAATTGTCATAAATGTCTGGTATTATGAATTTTGTCAAACCCGAATCAAATGCGAAAAAAGCATTTTGAAAACCTTCTAATCCCAATAAAAAATATATTGAAACATTTCGATTTTTTAAATGTGTAATAAAAGAAGGAACTTTCTCTTTCAAGTGATTTAGATATTCTGAAAAAGATATTTTTTCATTTTCACAAAATTTTTTCAAAAATACCACACTGTTTCTCATTTTTACTAAATTTCTCATATCATCTGGACCCTGCATAAGAATGTCTTTTTGATAATCTGCATATGTACGAATCGCTTTTCTGGTCAGATAATAATCAAAAGGAAAATATTTGGTGTCTTTGTAAAGCGAATAAGGTGCTTCAAAAAATTCATCCACGTTCAGATTATTGGAATCAAAAAACAGCTTGATACGTTCCACTTTATTTTTTACTTCCTGTGGAAGTGTGTCATAATTTTTTCTGGATCGATAAGGTGCATTGTTGGCGGTTCGATAAGACCGCACAAATGAATTATAAATATTGAGCAAATCTGAACTCACAGAAGTTTCAGCTTTTTATTTTTATTAAGATATTTTGTGATGTACTTGCTTTTATAAAGATTCGGATCGAACTGTATGAACATTCTTATACATTCTTCATCTGTATCAATGTTCATCATTTCTTTAAACAGACATCTGTAGTTTTTATTTTTCAAAAACATTATAAAAACATTAGGTAGATTAAGCTTTTTTTCTGCCAAAATACACACCAGGCTACAAAAACACAGAAAATAGTATTCTGTTTCTTTTTCTATGATTGTTTTGTCCATATTAGATCTTATCGAAATTCTTTGATAAATCAACAAATGCTTCCGTAATCTTTCCTGATCCAAAATTTTTAAAACCATGACCACCCAAATACATTTTGGAAAAAATTCCACAATCAAATTCTGTGTTTTTTGCTCTGTTTATTCTTATCCATGCTGAAAGGGTGTTTTTCTTTATGGCAATTGCAGCATCACAATCGTATTTTTTTGTAAATTCAGCACACAATTCATTTATTGCAAAATCCGCATAAAATATTATTATATTAAATTTTTTGGTTTTATAAATGTGCGGTTCGCTATTTTTGGCTGTTTCTGCCATTTTATTCACATAAAGACGAATCATGTTCTTTTCTTGATCTGTAAATTCACGGTCTCCGTGTTCAAAAGCAGAAACAAACTTTTCAATCTTGTTTCCGGTAAACGACCAGAACAGCATGTTCAGAAACAATGACTTTTTATATTTTAAATCATAACAATCATAGTCATCAATATAATTTAAAATATTTTTTTGTTCCATGGTCAAATTCACATTTTTGAAAATTTGTTGCAATAACTTGGTACAGGAAGTTTCTGATCGGTATATGATTTTGCATTTTTTGCTGGTTATGGTTGTTATTGGATCATGATGATGAACAAAAAGCACATTGCTTCTATCAGCAAGATCAACATGTTTTTGTTCGAAAAGAACATCATAAATTAAAAGAGGAGCGGTTGGATCTGCGTTTTTCAGTTCATTTTCCAAACCATCTTCATTTGTGCCAACAAACTCATATTCACGATTTGATGATGACCATTTTGTAACAAGACAGCATCCTGCTCCATCCAAATCAAAATCACAGATAATCCTTGTCTTTTTCATTCCATTATTTCATTAAGGGTTGCTTCTGTGCTTACCACAGCATCAATATTTTGAGTTTTTGCTTCTTCCCGAATTCTCATGGTAGTATAATCAATTGCAAAACTTGCAGTTCCAAATGCAGGTCCTTGGCGGTTTTTCTGAACACTAAGATTGATACGTCCAAGTTCTTCATCTTCTTTTTCACGCCATATGCTGAAAATACAATCGGCAGTCATGGCCAATCCCAAGCTTTCACTCATGGTTTCCAATCCAGGATTGCTTTGATTAATGGCATTCCGGTTTAATTGTGTTGCAGTAATAACAGGAACATTGAAAATGTAGCTTACCGCACGAAGAAGTTCTGTGATATGCTTGACCTGTTCGTATGAATTGTTTCCAAAGCTTGTGGCAAAAAGGTTCACATAATCCACAATAATTGCATCTGGCTTGATTCCACTTTGAACCAGCTTTTTAATATAAGCCGTAAGATTAGACACTGAAATTGTTTTAGGAGCAAATTCCTTAATGATCAACTGAGATTTGGGATTTTCCCTTACATATTTTGCAATTTCATCCCTCAATTCATCTAATTTATGTTTTAATGAAAATGCAGGAATATTGGCAAAATTACCACAAAGACGTTTGGCATATACAATTTCACTCATTTCCAAACTGACCAGAAGAACAGTTTTTCCCTGGGCACATATGTTACTGGCCATATTTCCAAGAACAATGCTTTTTCCCACATTGGTTTGACCGCTGAAAACATAAAGAGCTTTTCCTTCTTGCAGAAAACCACCCCCAAGTACTTCATCAATCCATTTATATCCACTGGATATGTAATTTTCTGTCTTGGTTATTTCTGTGATAAATTTTTCAATATCTTGCAAATAGTTAAGACCCAAATCATGAGTCAAACTTATGCTGCATGCATTTTGAAATTTTTCCAGAAGTTCCGAGGTATTGATACCAGCTTTTTCACTCTGTTCAATAACTTCCATGATGGTGTTACCAACAGCTTTTTCTTGAAGAAATAGTTCTGTATTTTCATATAATTCTTTTATGTTTAAATTTTTGTCTATTTCATTGAAACTTTCAACGACACTTTTCCAAGATTGTTTTTGTTTGTCTGTTACAAGATATGTTTTTATTTCTGTTATGGTTGGTGATTCATTTGTTTTTTTATAAAAATCAGTAATAATTTCAATTATATTTTTTATATTTTCATTGCTGAAATATTCTGGCTTCAGATATTCAACAATCGTTCCAAGATACGAAGCATCTAGCAGACACTTGTATATGATAAGTGGCTCGAATGCATTATGATCGATTTTTTTTATTTTGACCATTTTTGTAAAAACCACTTTTGACCATTTTGCCAAACCGGATCATTATAATCGCGCAATCCTGGGCTGGCATGCATAACCCATATGGGCCAAATTCCTATTTTATACGAATACTTTTTAGCCTGTAAACATATGTCCAAATCAGTATAATGGGTGTGACATGGATTTGTTTCATCAAACCTGAAATTTGAATTGATTTTAAACAGCTTTGTACGAAATGCCATGAAAAGGTTGTCAATCAGATCCACTTCACACGGAGTGGCACCAAAACTGGTCATGAAAATGCTTTTGCCATGGGGATGAGCAACTGCGCCTCTAAGATTTTCCCTGTCACACATTAAATGCCACAATGCAGGAGATCGAATCACAGGATTGATACCTCCTGCCAATCCTATAACATCATAATTGTTTTCTCGAGTGGCTTTATGAAGCTTATGAATGATTCTTAAATCATCAATATAAACGTCATCATGGATAAAACATATAATATCATGGCTATCCATGTATTTTTGGACTGCACGATTATAAACAACACACAATTTATCGGTGTTGTTTTCGATTATCTCATACTCAGCGTCTGGGACTTTGCTTATGCTTTTTAGAAATGAAGTGCCTTCTTTGCTTCCACGAGTAGCGCTAATGAAAATGACTTTTTCATTCTTTTGCTGCTTCTGTATCTGCGTCTGCGTATTTGTAGGCGACATTTAATTTCTCCTGGAGATTAGGTATAACATATTCTTCCCAAAAAGATATATCATTTTTAAAACTTTTTCCATAACCCAATTTTGTTCCATCTGCTTTAGTATA